AGTAAAGTATCATTAGAAAAAGATTTAGAGAATGCCTATTGTACTGTATCATATCAATCAACTGTCTGTATAGATTCAATTATGGCAGGTGTACCTAGTTTTTGTGCAAATGAATCAATGAGTTTACCAGTATCATTAACAGACTTATCACAAATAAAAGATCCATTATATTGTGGCGAAAGACAAGAATGGATTGATTCATTATTAGCCAATCAATTTACAATGTCAGAAATCGAAGACGGAACGGCGTGGAAATATGTTAGTAACACATAAGATAGCTTGGGACCAATGTTTGTCTAATCAAATATGGCCTGCCATAGAAAAAGGTTGGAAAGATGAAGATAGACCTATACATTTCTTTTGGGGTTTAGCAGGACAAAATAGAAAACATATTATAGAGTGTAATGAAAAGAATGAAGAGTGGTGGTATGTAGATGTTGGTTATATTACTGAACAAATTACCAGATATCCTGTACCTAAAATTAATGATTACGATAAAACATATTTTAGAATTGTAAAAGGTGGTATTCATACTGTAGATGGTGTACCAGGATCCACAGAAAGAATACAAAAGTTAGAAAGTCAAGGTATAGATGTACACTTCAAAGGGTGGGGAGATGGCGAACATATATTATTATGTCCTTCATCACCAACTGTAACTATGCAAATAAATGGTATAACACAAAATCAATGGGTAGAAGAAGTAACGAGTGAGATAAAAGCTTATACAAATAGACCAATAAAATTTAGAAATAAACCTAGACCAGAAAATGAATGGTGGGGAACTGATATAAAAGATGATTTAAAAAACTGTCATTGTTTGGTAACTAATATGTCATTGTCAGCCATAGACGCAATACTAAATCAAACACCAATAGTAACACACAAAAATAATGTTGCCTCTGTATTATCAGATAGTATAAGAAATATAGAACAACCATTTAAACCTAGTAGAAAACAAGTACAACCATGGCTAAATATGTTATCACAAAATCAATTTACTTTGTCAGAGATAGCTGATGGCACAGCATACATAGTATTAAATGAAAATAAGATATTATAAAGATATTAATGGTGCAAGATGGATAGGTTTCGGCCTAGCTATGTTGTCTGTCTTTATTTTATCTAGTGCGAATATATCTACTCAATGGGTAGGTTGGTTATTAAGTGTAGTTGCCTGTATGATGTGGGTCTATTTTGGTTATAAAGATAGAGATTGGCCTAGAACTTTGATGGAGTTTATGTATTTAATTTTTAGTATGAGGGCAATGTATAATTGGTTGATAGTATGAATTTTGCTTGTGTTTGTTATGGTCAAAAATATTCTGTAGAGTATGTACAAAAACTCTATAACATGGTGCAAAGAAACACCACAGTAGACCATAAATTTTATGTGTTTACAGATCATGTAAAAATGGAAAAAATGGTAGAAGGAAATATCATTGTAAAACAATTTCCTATGTTAGACTTACAAGGTTGGTGGAATAAAATGCAACTGTTTCATCCAGGTATTTTAGAAGGTGATACTTTGTATATGGATTTAGATGTAGTTATAACAGATAATATTGATTGTTTCTTTACATATAAACCAGAGGCTGATTTTGTAGGTATGAATGACTTTAATCCATTATCAGGTCAGTTTAATTCTAGTGTAATGAGGTTTAAACCTGAGGTAATGAAAGATAAGTTATGGCAGCCATTTATAGACGATAGACCAAAATACTTTAAAATGTTTGGAGATCAGGTGGCTATATCAGACTTGATAAAGAAAGAATCTGAAACATTTCCAGACGAGTGGACACAAAGCTATAAATGGTATGATAGAAAAGGTGAGAGATACCATAAATCAACTTGGACGTTTGAACATAATGGCGAATCGAAAGTTACCATATTCCACGGATCACCAAATCCACATGAATCCGACAAGGAATGGATCAAAAATCACTGGAAATAACACTTTCCTAGCTGTGTCCAGGTGTCGCACCTAAATAAACCATTGATTTATAAGGGTTTTTTATTATAAAAAAGTTAAAAAAAGGCTTGCAAACCTCAGCGTTTTCATGTATAGTATAGATATGTTAACGAAAAAAGGCACACTACATCTGGTTTATGCCAGAGAATATTACGATAGTGAAGAAAAATACGATCCTTATTTCTTCTCTTATCATACAATTTTTAGAAACTTACCGTTATCACAACTTAATAGATTAAATTCTAAATCTCTTAAAGAGAAAGTAAAAGCTTTCTGTGATAAGAACTACAAAGAAACTGCTAGTAACTTTACAGGTACTAGTAAAGTTGAAATGATAAGTGGTGATGAATACTATAGAACATACGGTGAAGTTTATGATCTATCAGGTTATCCTGATGACAACCATTTACATAACGATTATGGTCAATTTTACAAAAGACAATTTTTTAAATACGATTTTGATAAAGAACTAACACAACAAGTTATAAAGGAGAATACTGTACGATGAATTTATTAGACTATGCTAACTTTAAATTAGATGATTACGAGCCAAGTAATTTTAGAGAGTTACTTGTTAAAGAAGCTACGAATGCTTACAAAGCATATACGGAGGGAAGGGTGGTTGAAATGGTAAATAATGTACCAGTAGAAACCTCAGTATCAACAGTAGTTGAATATTTTAGTGAAGCATTAAGTCAGATGGATAGAACACATGAAGTTTTTGAAGACATTAATTATACTACAATAATGGATGATTTAATGTTGTATGTAGATGAAAACAATATTGCTCTAAAAAAACATAATAACAAAACAATACATTAAGGATAATATGAAATATAACGAAGATAAAATAGTAAAAGAAATCGGAGATTACATCAAAGGTACTTATGGTGAACACTATAGTACAACAAAAGATGGTTTCCAAGTACAAGATATGTTAAGACAATTAGGTATTGCAAATGATTTTTGCCATGCCAATGCAATTAAATATCTTTGTAGATATGGTAAAAAAGGCGGTAAGAACCGTAAAGACTTATTAAAGGCTGTACACTACATTGTGCTTTTAATGAGTGGTGACGATAGTAAATAACAAAAGGAGAACACTATGATAATTAATGTAGGTGATACAATAGAAGATAACAGAGGCAGACAAGGTGAGATTGTCAATATAGGTATTGCAACCGAAAGAACCGATATAGCTGCTGAGAATGATACAAGTTTGAATGCTCAAACATATGATACAGAGTTAGGTTATACAGGTGCAATAACATTTGGTAGTAACTGGTGCTATTTTGAACAGATTGAGAAAATAGTAAAAAGAAAACAAGACGATACGGAGTAAATTATGATACAAGAAATAGCAACAATAGATGTGATTAACCTGGCTTTAAAAGATTTAAACGAGGGTAAAGTCGATGTGGCAAAAGAAACATTGACTAACTACAGAGATAAAATTCAACACCAAGTAGATGAGTTTGATAAATGGGCTGAAACACAATCAGACATAGATACTCAGATTTCACTAGATTTAGAGGGAAACTAGGTGTACTTAGACCTTAGAACAGCTACGATTCGCTACTCCAGCGCCATCCTAGACGCTTTTTTCCTGCCGAAAAGCAGTAAAATCAACGTTTTTTTAAGGCTTGACATTTTAAACGATTTATGGTAGGATATAAGAATATATTAACAACGAAAGGAAAACACTATGCAAAAATCAGAATTTAGATACAACCAAGACACTTTATTTGCCGAATTTCAAGTGGCAAAAGATAAAGATATTAAGTTATCTAAAAAGAAATCTGAACACGATCAATTTAAAAACCGTGTACAGTTTTGTAAGGATCACATTTCATTAAGACAGGTGAATCCAGAAGTTTACGAACACTTAGATGTAAACTTTACAAATTTATTAGAGGCGTATTCAGCCCCTAATCCTAGAGACCATTTCTATCTAAAGGTATTTGGTAAAACATATGCTGAGAAAATGGCTGAACAAGAGGCTGAAGATATATCAGTTAACGATAAAGAATAATGGCTATTATATACACAAATAATTCTAGTGGTGCTATTCGTAGGTTGAAATCTAAAAAACCTACGAAGAGTTACTTAGAAGCTCTTGTTAAACATATCAAGTGGTTGAGATCAAAAGGTTTCAATGTAAATGATAATGGCAAGATTATACTATCTAAGAGAAAAACTGTTATGAGTTTAGGTGTATCATATGTAGATCAACCAAAAGAAGAAGTAAAAACAAATGCGTTTATGGGTAACGGTAAACAAATATCTTGGAAAGAAAAACAAGAAAGATTAGAAATCAGTAAACAATACTCTATAGCGCCAGCTTACAACAAAGGCCCTTACATGGTAGTTGCTAAAGAAGATATCAAAACGGCCGGGAGAAAAGTTTAATGTTACATAAGATAAGTGATTTTTGTAAAAAGATTGATGGTATAAAAAAACTTAGTGATGATTTATACAATATAAAGTATAATAATCCAAAAACTGAGGCAAGAGATAAAGAAATCGATAACTTAATACAAGATATACAATCACAATGTTTAATAATTTCAAAAGACACAATGCCATATGATAAGTAAAAAGATTATAATTTTATTATCAACACTACTTATTGCTAGTGGTTGTGCGAATAGATCACAAACAGGTGCTGTATTAGGTGGTGCAACCACAACAGCAGCTTGTGTACAAATGCAAGTAAACGATCCATATCTAATAGCTACTTGTGCTATAGTTGGTTCTTTTGCAGGTGCAGAAATTATGTACAATTCAGATTATGATGTACACAATGCCGTATTCGTAGACCATTTAAATACGGCGCCAGGTTACGGTCAGAGTTATACAAACTGGTACAATGGCAAAACAGGTAATAGTGGTATTATCAAAGTAAATAGAAGTTACTTAAAGGGTCCAATCAAGTGTAAAGATTATACAGCTACTGTAGATATTACAAACAACTGGCCTCTTTTAGGTATTGGTGGTGTTAATAGAAAAGAAGTATTTGGTACTGCTTGTCAAACACCAGACGGACAATGGTTTGAAGGATAATATGAAATACAACGATAGAATTAGAGAATACTCAAAAGGCATATACACAGCAGGTAAAATTGTGGCTATAACAATTATAATAGGTTTTATAGTTGCGTGGTCGTTTAGTGCATATGGTGAGGAACAAGTTTATACAAAAATTAAAACAATAGAACCTGCCGAAGTAAACGGACAATATTGTTTTGTTAAGATAACTATAAAAGAAGTTAATGATGAAGTTATCAAAGAAGAAATTTTAGAGTGTGCCGATGGCAAAAAAGGTATCGATACACCAGGATATTGGGAGCTATTTGCTCAATACTACTATAGAGATGTTAATACACCAGATTATTGCAGATACTATAGTCGTTCCAATCATGCTTTCAAGTCGTTTGGGAAAGTATGTTTAATGATAAACGGTGAATGGGAGGTACAATGATTAAGAATATAATCATAATAGCTCTTGTAATTACTATATTATATGATGTGTCCAGCGATGACGCTTGGACATGGGTTCAATCCACGCTTGACTTTTTGCAAGAAGTAGTATATAGTATGAATGGGAGTGTAAAGTAAATGAATAAAATGTTAAAAAATATAACTTTAGTCGTTACTGCTTTGGCTTTAGGTGCTTGTTCAACTAACACCTACAAGATTAAAAGTGAGAATGGTAAAGTTTTAAATAAAGTTCCTGAATGGTACATGGCTGATATTGCAGAAAAGAAAGCCTGTGATCTCAAAATCTTTGATACAAAAGATAATGAAAAGCAATGTATATTCGGTGTAGCAACGGCAGTATCGCCAGACCTACAGCTCGCAATTGAAAAGGCTAAGATGTTAGCTAAATCTGAATTAGCAGATATTATCAAAGGCGAAATGAATAAACAATCAAAACAATTCATCACAGAGTTGGGTAAAACAGAAACTAAGACGGTTGTAACCGAAGTAGAATCTACCTTAATTAATATAATTAAGAATACTCCTGTGAGAGGTTATGAAATCTTTGAACAAGATGTAACATTAACTGATAAGGGTTACTACCGTGCATGGGTAGGGTTAAGATTACCATTAGGTGATTTTAATAAGATGTATGACTATAATATTGACCAGGCTGTTGACGCCCACAATATAAAGTTACAATCTGATAATGCTTATAATGAATTGTTATCAAAAGTAGATGATGGAAAAAATGAAAATACAAATATACAGTAAACCAAACTGTGTCTATTGTAATAAGGCAAAGGCCTTAGTAAAAGGCCTTAACTTAGAATACGAAGAATTAATGTTTGGTAAAGACTTTAGTTCACCTGAAGAATTATATGAGGCCATTGGTAAAAAAGTTAGAACAATGCCTCAGATTAAGATTGAAGGAGAATTAGTTGGTGGTTATAACCAATTGGTAGAATACTTTGTAGAAAAAGGTAAAGTTAATTATCAAGGTCAGATTATAAATGAGTGATGAAGACGCTAAAATTATACAGTTTCCTACTAATAGGATTACTAGGCCTGTAGAGCGACCTGATTCAAAAGAAGATGTACAATTTAAAAGAAGAATTGAAAAATAACAAACTAAAAAGTTTATCGAAACAACAGTTGACGATTTGTCATTGGATTTAATTAGGAGATTTGTGAGTTTAGCAGTTAAAACAAATAATGTAAATTTCTTAAAAGACTTGGCTCTTTTAGTTGATGTTATGAGAGGATTATTGTACAGAGATTTTGGATTAAATCATCCAGCACAAAGATTAATTGATAAAATGGTTCAGGTTGTACCATCGAATGGTCAAAATGCAGCCAAGATTGATTACTCTAGTGTGTTGGAGTTTAAGAAAAAGTCATCTAAGCCCTTAAATGAAGATATACAAAATGAATTAAATGATTTATATAATGGGTCAGATATGTTTGAGTCTGATATGGACTTAGATGATTAAAAGAATTGCAAACGCAATCGCCGTCGCCGGTTGTAAAATAGTTAACGTGAAAGGAGTTAAACACAATGTTTAATTTTTTATTTAATAATAAAGGAGATAAAGTTATGGCAAGAGCTAAACTATCAAAAACTGAAAAGGTAAGAAACCTTTTCTCAACAGGTAAAAATGTTACCTGGAAATCACTAAGATCAACATTTGATCTTAGATCACCAGCTGCAATGGTTGGTAAATTAAGAAACGAAGGAATGATGATTTATGAAAATCGTGGTTCTAACGGCGTTTCTTACAGAGTAGGTACACCATCAAAAGCTATTATAGCTGCTGGTATTACTGCTGTGTTCGGTAAACAAGTAGGTTACTCAGCGTAACTAATTCTAAGGGGGCGGCCTTGTGTCGCCCCTTTTCCTATGCCAGATAATCATTTAAGAAATATTAGAGCGTTACTAGAAAACGCAAAAGAATTTAAAGTCAGCCGTAAGGTTGATACATACGAATATGAATCATTAGAAAAAATGATATTAGACGACCAAATTAGATATAGTGAAATATTAGAACTGTTTACAGATAGCATATATAGGGAATGGTTTTATAAAAGAAACTTTGATGATAATAGACCAATGAAGATAACAAAATATTCCGAATTATGATACTAGTAGATTTAAACCAAGTATTGATCTCTAACTTAATGGCACAGACTAGAGGTCAGGCAGAACCAAATAAAGATATGATAAGACACATGGTCTTAAATTCTATCAGAGGTTTTAATACAAAGTTTAAATCAGAATATGGTATACAAGTGTTATGCTCAGACGCAGCTAATCCTTGGAGAAGAGATATATTTCCACACTACAAACACAGTAGACGAAAAGGTAGAGAAACCAGCTCTGTAGATTGGGAAAATATATTTAATATTATTACAGAGATTAAAAATGAAATTAAAGAGAACTTTCCTTACAAAGTATTACATATTGAGAAGTGTGAAGCTGATGATATTATTGCTACTTTGGTCAAGCATTATCATAATGATAAAGTAATGATAATTTCAGGCGATAAAGATTTTATACAACTACAAAAACATGAGAATGTAAAACAATATTCACCAATACAAAAAAAGTATGTAGGTGAAGATGAAAACCCTATAACGTATTTACATGAACAGATTATAAAAGGTGATAGATCAGATGGTATACCAAATATATTATCACCAGACGATGTGTTTACAACTGAAGCTAAACAATCACCAATAACTAAAAAAAGATTGGCAGAGTGGTCCAATATGGAAAGAATACCATTAGGTTCTGAAACTCTTAAAAATTATGAGAGAAATAAGACACTAATTGACTTGACACAAATACCAGAACCACTAGAAAATGAGATTATAAATACTTATAATAACTATGAGATAAGAGATAGATCAAAACTATTCAATTATTTTATGGAAAAGAAACTAAAATCATTGATTGAGAATATTAATGACTTTTGAAATATATGCATATGGAGTAAATAATGGCACAAAACCCAAATTTAATACCTAAAAAAAATATGGAAGCTTTAGCTGCTACGGCAGGTAGTGGTGATCCTTTTTTTAGCGAAATCTTTACAAAGGTTAATAACGCCAAAGATAAACCAAAGAAAATTGCTGTCTTAAAACAATACGATTCACAACCATTGAGAATGGTATTGAAAGGCGCTTTTGATCCTAAAATAGAATGGGATTTACCAGAAGGAATACCACCTTACATGGCCAACGAGGCGCCAGCTGGTACTGAACATACTATACTAAAGGGTGAAGCGAAAAGATTGTACCACTTTATTAAAGGTGCGGACAAAACCCTATCTAAGACAAGAAAAGAAACTTTGTTTATCCAAGTTTTGGAAGGTCTTCACAAAGACGAGGCCGAGTTATTAATTAATGTTAAAGATAAGAAACTTAATAAGGTTTATAAGGGTCTTACCGAATCGGTTGTCAAAGAAGCCTTCGGTTGGGACGAAAACTTTACAAAACCAACAAAATAAGACATTTTAAGGGGGCTGCGACATAATGCCCCCTTCTAAATCGTTGAATCCTCTCACTTTTTTAATCAAATTAGCTGTTGACTTTCTCTCAGGAATGGTGTATATTATACATATATTAACCAAAAGGGAGATTATATTATGAAGAAATTTGTTATGTTTGTTATTGTTATGCAAGCCTTGTTATGGTTTGGATTATCATCGATAGCAAAAGCAAATACAAATGATTATAATACGGCTGTTATAGGTCATATTATATCACAAAAAATGCAAGGTGTGAATGTTGACACCTCTGTATTAGAGTTTGAAATGCAGAAATTAATTTACAACTATACGTTAGAAATGACCAATGTTTTACAAAAACATTTACCGTCAATACTTGATAGTTTATCAGCTCAGATAAGAGTTATGAGTGATAGTGAATATAAATGTGCATTGTTAAAAGATAGTAAAATTAAAGATAAAGAATGTAACTAAGGGAGTAATGATGGCAAAAAAGAAAATTAATAAATCAGATAAATTGCCTGGCATACCTTTTCATTATGAGTTTTATATGGTTTATTGGGAGGATATACAGAGCGATTCAGGTTGGCGTACTCTAAAAGAGATACAAAAATCTAAACCAGCTATATGTGTATCAACAGGTTGGCTAGTTAGAAACGATTCGAAAGTACACGTTTTGATGAGTGATTATAACTATGATGACCACGGCGAACTGTCAGATGGTGGTAATACAACTGTCATACCGACAAAAAATGTTATTGAGAAGTTTTTAATCAAAGGTTTATAAACCAGGGAGATATATTATGAGTAACGTGAGGAAGAAGTCCAAAGAACTAGATCATCATTTAAAACATGAGATCAAAAAGATACCTGATATTTTAAATAATTTTTTAGAGGGTAAAGAAAAGAAAATAGTCTATTATACAGGCCAATTTCAAAAAGATGTGTTAGATAATTTTACACCAAAACAATCAGAAAAGATATTTGATGGTGTACAAAAGTTTTCAGACAATGTAATATTTGTACAAAAAAGATTACAGAGTTTTACCTGTGCAGAGGGAGATACCTGGTCAGGTTATGATTATATAGCGGTGAGGAGATAATTATGAGTTTTATGAATAAAGTATCAATAGTCTTTAAAACACTTATGTTTGTTTTTGTATTATCAGCTTGTACGGCTGTTGTTTATGCATACCATTTACAAGGTGAAAAACAAATAGAAACATTAGAAGAATTTGAAGTACAAAAACCTGATTTTGAACATAGTAGCAATCAGACGTTTTTAGATAGTGTAAATATGTGTGTAGATTATATTTACCATACAACAACTGATATTATGCCTGTCAATAGAGAACTATTATTAGCTCAGGCAGCCTTAGAAAGTGGTTGGGGTACAAGTAGATTTGCCTTAGAGGGTAAGAATTTATTTGGTATTCGTACATACGATTTAAGAGAACCACATATGTTACCATGGAAAGATAAACCTAAAAAATGGGGTGTAAAAGTATTCTTCCATGAATGTGATAGTGTCCAGAACTATATGGATATACTAAATAATGGATCAGCATTTGAAGAATATAGAAAATTAAAACATGAAGGCGAGAATGATCCTTTTATTTTAATTACAACATTAGGTGCCTATGCTTCAGACGCAAATTACTTTGTAAAAGTTAAGAGTATTATTAAGAAAATAAGATCAGAGTATAAATTAAACTACATTAAATAGGACAATCTATGTTTACAATATTAATTACATTTCTATCAGCTATTTCTATATCTGTTATAGCAGCTGGTTACTCCATAGTAGGATTAGCCACACTATTTGCAGGTGCAGTAGTACCTATCATTGCTATGGGTAGTGCATTAGAAGTAGGTAAACTAGTAGCCGCCAGTTGGTTGTATAATAACTGGCGTAATGAACTAGTACCTAAGACCATAAAACTATATCTTACATTTGCAGTTATAGTATTAATCTTTATAACATCAATGGGTATATTTGGTTTTCTATCAAAGGCACACCTAGACCAAGTGCAACCAGTATCATCTAACAATATTAAAATTGAATTGATTGATAAACAAATAGACCAACAACAAATTATTATAGACAGATCACAAAGTACATTAACTCTATTAGATAGTGCATTAGAAAAATATGTAGATATGGAGTATGTGACCAGAGGTCTAAAGGAAAGAGAAAAACAAAAGCCTGAAAGAGAGGCTTTGAATTTGGCAATCAATAATGCAATTGATGAGATATCAAAATTATCAGACCAAAAAGGTGAGTTACAATTAGCACAAGATAAGATAGAAGCTGAAGTAGGACCAATCAAATACGTTGCAGAATTAATTTATGGTGATGAGGCACAAGATCAGTTTGACAATGCTGTAAGGTGGGTAATAATAGTATTGATATTTGTATTTGACCCTTTAGCAGTATTGTTATTGATAGCGGCCAACATATCGTTGAGAACTAGAAACGAAGAAAAAGAAGAGATTAAAAATACCAAAAAGGTAAACCTAACTAAAGAATTAGCAAAAGAAAAGGCCAAAAGTGCCAAGCTCAGAAAAAAAGAACGTGATTATAAGGGATTTGTCAGAAAACTAGGTGCCAAAGAACTAAAAGACCTGGATCCTGATGAAATAAAACTCAAATTAGACCAAATAATGGACTGGAATGAGAAATCTAAGCAACCATAGGCTTGACAACTAGTGAGGAGTAGTATATAATGAATGATATGTTTGATAAACCAACTGAAAGTCTAAAAGATAGACGAATCAAAAATGCAGAAACAGCCTGTAGAGATTCTAAGACCGATTGGTCAAAGAACTATTGGTTTAATGTGTTTGCTAAATTATGTAAGATGTATGACCGTGAGGATTACTTCAGGAAGACGATAAATTAATGAATGTATTTTATGTAGATAAACATCCAGTAAGAGCTGCTGAACAAATGATTGACAAACACGTTGTCAAAATGATTTTAGAATCAGCACAACTATTGTCAACTTGCCACCGTGTACAAGACGGTACTGAATACTATGGCAAGACAGCCAATGGTAGAAAGATCAAAAGGTGGACACACCCTAATCCAAATTTAGAACCATTACTATACAAAGCAGGTTGGGTAAAACATCCTAGTACAATATGGTTATTTGAATCTGCTTATAACTATATGTGGCTATACAAACATATGATGGCTTTGAATGAAGAATATAAAAAAAGATATAATCATACAAAGAATCATGTAACGATTGATAAACTTGGTGAAGTTTTAAAACAACCACCAAAAAATGCTAAATATAATGTGATTGCAACAGAACCAAAACCAGCAATGCCAGAATATTGTAAGATACCTGGTGACGCAGTTGCTAGTTATAGAAAGTATTATATTATGGAGAAACGAAGATTTGCAACCTGGAAAAGTCCAGCTGTAATGCCAGAATGGTACAAAGAAGGAGTTAATAATGGCTGATTTAAGAAAAGAAACAATTGAGGGATTAAAATCTCACGCTAAAGGTCACATTGATAAACATAAAGTCAATGTAGAAGTATTAATGCAAAAAGCAGTAGGTATAGGTGAACACGGAGATGTCCTTACCGAAATAGAAAAAGAATTAAAAGTTATCGCTGAGTATGATGACCAATTAGAAATGTTAAACAAGTATTTTTAATGCCAATTTACACATTTGAAGATAGTAAGACAGGTCAAGTCTATGATGATATGATGTCTATTTCTGAAAAGGAGACTTTTCTTAAAAAGAATAAACACATAAAACAATTAGTTACAAGAATAAATATATCTAGTGGTGTTGTTGGTATGGGTGATATGAAAAGTGATAATGGTTGGAAAGAAATGCAGAGTAGAATTGCAGAAGCACATCCAGCCTCAGAGTTTGCTAAACAACATGGTAAGAGGTCTATAAAAGACGTTAAGACACAGCAAGTGGTAGAAAAACACCGTAAAAGACAAGCACAAAGGAAAAAGTAATGGCAGATATACCAGATTATATGCGAGGTTTTGATTTAGAGCAGGATTGGGGAATGACGCCTGTTTCAAAACCAGCTGAAACAACAGAAACAAAAGTTGATGTTGATATGTCGGCAGTTAAAGCTAATGGTTTAGAAATTGCTAAAATTAAATCAGATGTAACTGATGTCAAATCAATGATGAATGAGATAATGCAGATAGTGGCTGAAAAAGAAACTATAACAAATGAAATCTCAGACGAAGAAACACAAAAGAGATTCAAAGATATAGAAAAAATTGTATTGCCGTTTTTGTACAATCTATCTAAATCTGAAGAACCTTATATACATTGGCCTAACAGAGGACCAATTATTAAGGCACAGATAGAAAACATATTAAAATTAACAAGAGGTAAATAAAATGCAAGCAAATTATGATAAATGCTTAAAGACTATTTTACACCATGAAGGTGGTTATGTAAACCACCCTAAAGATCCAGGTGGAGAAACTAATTTAGGTGTAACTAAAAGAGTATATGAAGAGTTTGGTGGTACAAAAGATATGAAAGACTTAACAGTTGAAGACGTAGCACCGATTTACAAAAAAGGCTATTGGGATAAAATGAAAGGTGATGAACTACCAAATGGTTTAGACCTTTGCGTTTTTGACTTTGGTGTCAATGCAGGTCCAGGCCGAAGTGCGAAGTATCTACAGACAATGATTGGTACAGTTGCAGATGGTGGTATCGGTCCTAATACATTAGCAAAACTAAAAGAGTATGTTGACGCTAAAGGATTAGAAAGATGTATTGAAGACTTCCAAGGTGCAAGACAAACTTATTATGAAGATTTAAGTACATTTGCTACATTTGGTAAAGGTTGGACAAGACGAGTAGATGAAACTACTGAATTAGCCTTGTCAATGATTAGCTGAGAAACAGAACCGTTTAAGTCGGATAGAGATTATTTAAACGATTTGTACGCTAAAAAAGGTATATAATGAATTACACAATTGAAAATCATATAGGGGTGTTTGATGATGTTATGTCTTACGAACAATGTTTTGACATTATCAAATACTTCGATGATCTTTCAATGCTTAATAAAACCACAACCAGAACTGAGGACGAAAATGTATCTGGTATGGATAAAGATAATAAATTATATCATTTAGACTTTACACCAAATCAAGTTTACTATAATAGCAATATCAAAATTTTAGATAACTTTAATAATGCAGTTGATATGTGTTATCAATTGTATAGAAAAAAATACCACGCATTAGATAACTTAGGTCAACATAGACTATCACACGAAGTTAAAATACAAAAGACAAGTCCTGGTGAAGGCTATCATGTATGGCATTGTGAACACGCCAACGTAACCACAGGTAGAAGATTGTTATTAGTTATGTTATATTTAAACGATGTACCAAATGGCGGTGAAACAGAGTTTTTATATCAACACAAAAGAATAGAACCAAAGAGAGGTAGAATGGTAATTGTACCTTCTGGTTTTACACATACTCATAGGGGCAATCCACCACTCGATGATAACAAGTATATGGTAAACGGTTGGGTAGAATTTGTAGAATAAAGCTTGACAATCCAAGCGGAAAGTGATATAGTAGATACATTATGACAAATAAATTTAAATTTATAGACTTAGACAAGACCAATTTACCTCAAACAAAAGGTAAAAATATTAATGGTATGCGATTTTATGATATTGATGGCAAGGCATATCCCTCTGTAACAACAGTATTAGGCCACAAAAAAGGTAAAGAACTCCAGAAATGGAGAGAATCAATTGGTGAAGATGTTGCCAAATGGGAGATGAATAGAGCTTCTCGTAGAGGTAAATCTACACATAACTTAGTTGAAGAATACATCAAAGGCGAAACACCAAGTGAGAGATCAGTATTACCATTAGGTTTATTTAAACTATTAAAACCTTATGTAGATCAAATTCAAAATGTACATTGTTTAGAAACAATCATGTACAGTAAAAAATTAACTATTGCAGGTCAAGTTGATTGTATTGCAGAATACAATGGTAAACTATCAGTAATAGATTTTAAGACAGCTAACAAGTATAGAGAAGAAGGTTGGATTGAAAATTACTTTATGCAGACAACTGCCTATGCAATAATGTATGAAGAATTATACGGTACACCTATCGAACAGATTGTAATATTGATTGCTTCTGAGGACGGAACTTCTCAGGCATTCGTTAAGAACAAAGCAGACTATATAGAAAAACTAGGCAAAACAATACAAGAATTTTATAAATATTTAGAAGAAAAGAAGTAATTATAAAGGGGTAATATGACTAAAATAATAGCCCTCATTTTCTCTGTATTTTTATTTGCTTGTGCTTTTTCATTTGAGTCAAGAGCTGACCATAAGTCAACAACTGAATACGATGGTTTAGAATGGTCACAGTTACCAGTTATTTGTGGTACTACAGACGCCGTAAATGAATATCTAGTACATAACGAATTTATATTAGAGAGTTTATCTGTGGGAAAAGAGAACGCTAAAGAATCAGGTCAAAGTGTTTATATGGTAAGTTACTTTATAAACGAAAAGAGAACTGAAACTATGGCAGTAATTACAGCTCCGTCAGGTACGGAAAGTTGTATGCTGTACAGATCATTTCAATTGGCTTTTCCTGGTCTTATGCTATAGGAATTCTTGTTGAAGGTAATGTGAGTAAACATTTGGGACTAGGGGGCAGTACCCTACACCTCCACCAAAATTATATGGGGGTGAACTAGGTTCGACCAATGACTAGAAAACGTGCTGGAGAGGATAGTCGGAAGACTTAAAATTTATATAAACGCAAACAATAACTTTGCTATGGCTGCCTAATTGGTAGTCGGCGTTTGGTGGTACGTGGCAACAGAAACCACCATTTACTTTTGTACTTAATTATGATATATTAATAATATGAATATTGAACTTATAGATAAAATGGGTAGTGATTTATCCATAGTCAATGCAGCTAGAGTATCCTTTTCTAAAATCAAATCACAATTTGATGAGAAAGATGAAAGACTTATAAAATATCTAGCAACTCACAATCATTGGTCCCCATTTGCTCATGCAAGTTTACAATTCAGAATAAAGGCACCAATATTTGTCGCAAGACAATTAGTAAAACATCAAGTCGGTTTAGTTTGGAACGAAGTCAGTAGAAGATATGTTGACTACGAACCTGAATTTTACATACCATTTTTATGGCGAAACAAAGCTGTAGATAAGAAACAAGGTAGTGGTAAAGACGAAATAGAATATGATGTTACAGATTTGATTACACAAGCAAAACAATTGTATAGTGATATGATAGAAAAAGGTATTGCACCAGAAATGGCAAGAATGATTTTACCTCAAAGTATGATGACAGAATGGATCTGGTCAGGTACTTTATATGCATTTGCTCGAGTTTGTCAATTAAGAAACCAAGACGATTCACAACAAGAAACAAGAATGATAACTGAACAGATGGCTAAACATTGTAGAGACCATTTTCCTGTCAGTTGGAGGTATTTAAATGAACAGTAAAGAGTTTTCTTTATTAATAGAGGGCATGGTAAGAAAAAAAAGATGTTCTTATATGGACGCAATAGTATTATATTGTGATGATAATGAAATAGATATAAGTACAGTTAAGTCTATGGTATCTAAATCACTAAAAGAAAAAATTAAAGCAGAGGCAGAAAGATTAAATATGTTAAAGTCGAAGAGAGGTGGTGTTTTACCAGTATGAGGCCTGTATTTCTTCCTAACTTTGGTTTCATACAAGATAGATTACCAAAAGATTTATTTAAATCTATAAAAAAAGAATGTAATGAAATAGAAAAACAAAAGAGAACAGAGATGATTTCTGGTCTTTCAGGTGATGGTGTACCTAAACATTATTACTTAGAAGATACAAAGACACAATTTACAAGATACTTATCGGAGGTTATATTTGAATACAATAAATATTTTAACGCTTTTAATCATATTAAGTTATTTGACAGAGATGTACCATTAAAGATTAATACACCATGGGTCAACGTACAAAAGAAACATGAGTTTATACCTAATCATACCCACGGTGGTTTGTTAAGCTATGCATTATGGGTAAAGATACCATATGATATAAAAGAAGAACTAAAGACAGGTAAATATGCCAGTACATTTGAATTTAATTACAATACAATTATGGGTACAAATTTAGATTATAGAATAGAAGTAGATAAAAGTTTTGAGGGAGAAATAATATTGTTTCCTGCTAACTTACAGCATTGTGTTTATCCTTTTGCTACAAGTGATGACAACAGAATATCTGTATCAGGAAATGTGTTTTACGATATATGATTACAGTAGGTTGGTGTCCATATAAAAGAACTGCTAAGTACTTAGACAAGTACGAATTAGAGTTTGTACATAATGTTTATTTTGAACCTGAGATGTTATCAGATTTATATAAAGATAATACAGCTTTGTTTAGCCAATGTCCGGCACATACACATTTTTTAAAATCATTTTGGGTAATTAAATCACCTGTTGATCTAACTTTAAATGTAGATAGAGAAAATGAAAGAGCAACCATAAATCAAAATCAAAAGTTTTATGACTCATTTGTTGATATGCGTTGGGGTCAATACAGTAAAACAGATAAAGCATTATGTTCATTATACTTTCAATATATGTTTGTAGCTGATGAACAAGTTTGGATGGAGCAGTATCCTGCCTTCTTACATGGTGGTGTGGATAATACTAGATTTATAAATGCAGGTTTTAACATTTACAATTGGCAAAGACCAATTGATTTCTCTTTTGAAATAATAGATGATAAGAAACCAGTAATTATTAAAAGAGGTCAACCTTTGTTTTATGTTAAATTTATTGGTGAAAAACTAAACGAAGACTTTAAATTAAAAGAGATAGAGTGGACAGATGAATTATACCAGATGAATAAGAGATGTCAACCACAAAATTGGATTAAGAAAATAAGCTGGCAATTGATGAACAAAGGCAATAGAAATAGACCTAAAAAGTTGGTTAAATAATGGAAGGATTTGATGTATTTAAAACTTATCTAGCCTTGAAGTTACATTTTACTTCAAAGTCATATGATTACCATAAATATGAGGGTAAGATAACAGCTAAATTAGATACATTTACAAAAAGAAATGATAGATACTTTTTTTATAAACTTAGTAAAAAATATAAAGCGAATCAAATTGAAGATTTTTTTGTTTCTAACTTTATTAAAAACGATAGAAATTGGGTAGGGAGCTTACTAGACAATGAAGGAGAAAATACATATAAAGACTATATCAAATATTCACAATCACTTTCTTATAATTTTCGAATGGATTGTGTACATATTAGCGATAACTTTAATGCTAATAATGTTTCTTTCGATACTGGTCTATTACCACCTAATGGACAACATCCTAGATTGTTACAATTACTTATTCAAAAGAAGATTACTTACCAGACCGCCGTTATTATCGACCACTATCTGTCGTATATTAAGAACTGGAATGTGGAGATTAAAGAAAAAGTGGTATGGCCGAAGATTGCATTTAAGATAAACAAGTTAAAAAAGTTTGTTAAGTTTAATGAAACAAAGTGTAAATTAATTATGAAAGAAGTTTTTGTTAATGGATGATAAAGAGATAAAACCTATTACTGAGAAGTTAGACGAGAAGATAGCTAAGTTAAATAGTACAAGAGTCTATAAAAAAGTTACACCAAGATATGATCTATCATGGTATATAAAATGGGCAAGTAGTATTATGTTGATTATTGCTATGATTATGACTTCAACAAATATCTTCCCTTGGAATTTATATCCTGCTATTGTAGGTATGATAGGGTGGTTAATTGTAGGATTATTATGGCATGACAGAGCATTGATTGTTTTAAATGCAATTAGTGTGGCTATCTACGCTATGGGTATTGTGAATAGTTGGTTTATACAATGATAGAATACATAGATAATTTCTTAGATGAAGATCATGCTACAATGATGTATAATACTATGAGTGGTGATGACTTTCCATGGTATATTACAACAAAGGTTGCTAAAGAAGATCAGAAACAAGATGATTATTATTTTACACATATGTTTTATTATGCCCCAGATGTAAGATCAAAATATTTTGATACATTTATAAAACCAATAACAGATAAATTAGAAGCTAAAAATCTTATTAGAGTAAAAGGTAATTTATATACAAATCAAAATAAATTCATAGAACACCCACAACACATAGATTACGATTTCAAACACAAAGGTGCCATATATTGTTTAAACACTTGTAATGGTTATACAGCCTTTAAAGGTATAAATGTAGATAGTGTATTTAATAGAATGATATTATTTGATCCTTCAGAAATACATAACAGTACTACAACAACAGATAAGTTAATAAGATTAAATATAAATTTTAATTATGAGTAAAGTATTTTGTATAGGTAATGGTGAAAGTAGAAAAGGTTTTGATTTAGAAACATTAAGACCTCACGGCAAGATTTATGGTTGTAATGCTCTGTATAGAGATTTTACACCAGATGTATTAACTGCTGTAGACCAAGGTATATGCCACGAAATATACCATTCAGGTTATAAGGGTAAAGTTTACTTTAGAAACTGGACAAAGTTGCCAGCACAAAACTATGAAATGGTTTTATATGCAGGCCTTACACAAGAGGAAATTAATTTAACAAAATCACAATGGGACGGTTTATATGAAAATGACAGAGGTAATGCTACTGAGTTTGTTATGCACGGCTCTAATATGGCTGGAATTGTAAACATAATCAGAAAAGATAAAACAAAATACAAAGAACGAATTAATAAAAGTTATGCTTATATTTCTTGGATTAGAGAAGATGATAATTCAAGTTGTATAACCGATGTAAACAAGAACGAGAGAGATAGAGGTTGGGCTTGTGGTGCAATGTCAGGATATATTGCAGTAATGAATGAGAAACCAACCGATGTATATTTGATAGGACAAGACCTGTATAGTCATACCACAAAAGTAAACAATCTATACAAGGGTACAAAGAATTATGTTACTTCCGATCACCACCCTACACCAGCTTCGAACTGGATAGACCAATGGAGTAACCTTTTTAGAGAGTTTCCTAATATCAATTTCTACAAGGTAAATCGATATAATGACGCCAGAGATGATGTAAATAGAGAGATACCAGAGTGGAAAGATATCAACAATATTAAGTATATCGATTATTCCACGCTTGACTTTTTGAGCGGAAAGTGATATATTAGAGATAATGCAAAAGAAAACTAATTACTTTCTTTTTATAGTGCAAGGAAGAGGGCTTTACCAGAGGCTCGAACTTGACAGTTTAGGGGTTGTTCCCAGGTTGCTAGACTTATCATCTAGTGGTCACACTACCGACAGGTAGAAACTGGTTGCTGGCGGATAGGAATGGAATCCGGTCGTTGGCTTGTGGGTAATTCCATAGTCCCACCTATTATGCATTTAACTATTAACTACAAGGAATTTTATGAATGTTAAACCTCATACGTTTAAATTTAGAACAGGCGATACAGACGAAAAAGGCGGATGTACTTTTATCGGTGGCTCGTGGGTTGACAAAACAACAGATGAATTATTTAAGGGAAAGAAAATAGTATTGTTCAGTTTACCTGGTGCATTTACACCAACGTGTTCAGGTGAAGAACTACCAAGTTACGATAGAATGTATAACGATTTTATTAACAAAGGTTTTGATGATGTTTATTGTGTATCAGTAAATGACGCTTTTGTTATGAATGCTTGGGCAAGAGATTTAGAAATTAAAAATGTTAAAATGATACCAGACGGCTGTGGTACATTTACAAGTAACATGGGAATGCTGGTTGCAAAACCTAAACAAGGTTTTGGCATGAGGTCTTGGAGATATGCAGCTATCGTAAATGATGGCAATGTAGAAAAGATTTTTGAAGAACCAGGTTTTAATAATTTTTCAGATGATGACGATCCGTATGTAGAGTCAACACCTGAGAATGTAATGAATTATTTAAATGCAAGCTAAAACTTGTATAAATAATAATGATACCGACAATACAGGTAACACAAATACGAAATACGATTAATACAAATACAAGGAGTAAAATATGGATTTCGAAGCATTAAAAAGTTCCTCTAGTAACTTTGACAAACTAACAAAAGCACTAGAACAAAACCTCAATCCTGAGGACCAATCTAACAAAAACAAATACCAAGACGAGAGAATCTGGAAACCTGAGATGGATAAAACAGGTAACGGCTATGCTGTACTTCGTTTTTTACCAGCTGTTGAAGGTGAAGATATGCCTTGGCAGAGAGTATGGTCTCATGCCTTCCAAGACAAAGGTGGTTGGTATATTGAAAACTCTTTAACAACACTTGGTCAAAAAGATCCTGTTAGTGAAGAGAACACTAGATTATGGAATACAGGTGTTGATAGTGATAAAGATATTGCTAGAAAGAGAAAAAGAAAACTCTCTTACTTTAGTAATGTTCTTATCGTAAGTGATCCAAAAAATCCACACAATGAGGGTAAAGTATTCTTGTTCAAGTTTGGTAAAAAAATCTTTGATAAGATTACTGAAGCAATGCAACCAGCATTTGAAGATGAATCACCAATCAACCCATTTGATTTCTGGAAAGGTGCAAACTTTAAACTGAAATTAAGAAAAGTTGATGGTTATTGGAATTATGACAAGTCTGAATTTGAGTCTGTTTCACAAATAAAAGAAAGCGATGATGAAATCAAAGCTATCTGGTCGAAACAGTATGCTCTAAAACCATTCTTAGATCCTAGCAATTTTAAGACCTATGATGAACTCAAAGAGAAACTGAATAGGGTAATTAGCGGATCGAAGAGTGCTGGAACTGTTGAGAATGTAGACCTCCCGCCTCAGATCAATAGCGCACCAGCTAAAAGTCCTGAAGTTGCTCAACCAAAGGTAGATACTAAAATTGAACTAGATGATGAAGAAGATGATACTTTGTCTTACTTTAGTAAACTAGCTAACGAAGAGTAATCTCTCCACTTCATATATGACTTTAAAGGGGCAGTAGAAATACTGTCCCTTTTTTTATTCCGAGTATATAAATATAGTATATGGCAAACGTATTAGACCCTTTAGTTGATAGGCAAGGTGGAGTAACAAAATCTGTTAGTTGGTACAGAAATGCAGTAAATTCCATAGCTAATAAGGCAACTGCTAATAAATTAATGAGTCAGAATAAGTTAATTGGTAGACCTAGTGCAGGTAGATTAAATCTATTTTTCTATGATCCTAAGTATAAGAAAACATTACCATATTACGATACGTTTCCGTTAGTGTTACCTTTAGAACCAATCAAAGGTGGTTTTATGGGTATGAATTTTCACTACTTATCGCCTGTAATGAGATTTAGATTATTACAGACTATGGATAAGTTTAAAAATAGAAATGAGTTAACATCAGCAACAAGGTTTGATGTAAACTACAATGATGTAAGAAGAATACCAATGGTAAAACCAACAATTAAAAAATATTTGTTTCAACACCTTATGTCAAACTTTTTAAGAATAGACGCACAAGAGGCTGCTATTGCAGTTTACTTGCCTGTACAACAGTTTAAGAAAAGATCAGCTAGTTTCGTTTACGGAAGAAGTAGATCAATAATAGGGAGCTAAAGATGGCAATTTTAAGAGGCGGTCGAAGAATAGGACCATTTGATATACGACTAGGTATTCCTAGAGATAGGTCACTTGATAATGTCGAAGGCGATAAACGATTAGGTAGAGTGCAAGGTGGTAATCCTGAATCTACTATTGGTCGTGTTATGGGTCAGATTGCACAAGGCGAAGGCTTTGCAAGACCAAATAGATTTATGGTTGACTTTATATTGCCAAAAGGTGTAGGTGTACAAGATATAGGACCAGATGACCAAGATTTTGGTATCATGTTTGAGGAAGAAGTACAACGAAGTACTAAAGCTGGTGAACTACAAGCAAATAAAGAAGTACAAAGAGGTCTAAGAGCATTTGTTGAAAGTGTTGATATGCCAGGTAGAAACCTTGATACAACAGATTTTAAAGTATATGGACCAAAAAGACAGATTGTAACAGGCCACAGTTTTAGTGGTGAGATTACAATGACCGTATATTGTGATAAGTATTTAAGACAAAGATCATTTTTTGAAATGTGGCAAAAGGCTGCATTTGACCAAGGTACAAACAATGTACACTTTTATGATGAGTACACAGGTGGTTTAAGAATTTATCAACTAGGTGCATTTGCTGAAAATGCCGATAGAGATAGAATATCATACGGTGTTGAATTGTTTGAGTGTTTTCCTAAAACAATAAGTGCTGTATCTTACAATCAAGGTGCAAATAACGATATACAAAGAATTTCAGTTTCATTAGCATTTAAAAGTTGGATAAATCTAACACTAGATCAAGTAGGTAATTATACTGTAGGTGGTGGATTTAAGGCACCAACTGTTACAAGC